GGGGAGTTCGCGATGAGCTTGGCCTTGACCGCTGCGACCCCCGGGGACGCGGCGGTCGGGGCCTGGATGCCCACCGGCGTACCGGCGCCCATCGTCATCGGGTCCCAGCCGTCGACCGGGTAGCAGAACGCGCCGCACGTGGCGACGGACGCCCAGCCGGGCTCCAGGGAGTTGGCCGTGTTGCGCGAGAGCGCGAACGTGACCGTCGACTTGGAGGCGTTGGGGTCGTCGGCGGCGGGCCACACGACGGGGACACCGCCGACTTCCTGGGCAAAGCCCACGAGGTCACCGATGAGGACGGGGTCACCGTTGCGGGTGGGGTCCTCGTTGACTGCGGGGTCGTCGCCCCGCAGGGGCAGTGGCAGCGAGAGCCACTTGCCGTACTTGAAGATTTCGTTAGTCGCCACAGGTCACCTCAGCAGAACTTCCCGGACAGCACAGCGTCCATCTCGGAGAGGTCGTCGGACGAGATCGCGGAGTTGTACTCCACATGCGACCCGGCAGACTCGGTCAGGCCCAGGCCCGAGGGCTCCGGACGCGAGAGGTCACCCTGCTCGGAGACGCGGAGAACCTTCTTCAGGTAGTCGCGCTCGGCCTGGATGACCGCGTGCAGGTCCTGTCCGGCCCGGTAGCTCTCCGCGATGCGGACGAGCGAGGGGACAGGCAGACCCGCCTTGATCAGCTCACCGACGACCTGGCCGACCTGCTTGGCCTCGCCGAGCTGCTGGTCGGCGGTCGACTGGCGGTCCTTGAGGAAGTCCAGTGCCTCGCGGATCACCTTGTTCTCTTCGGCCAGGCGCTGGTCGGAACGCTGGGATTCCTTGACCAGTTGCATCAGGCGGGCGTTTTCGACGGAGAGCTGCTCGATGCGGTCCGAGAGCGTCTCGCGCATCGAGGCGACCTCGCTGAGGAGGGTGCCGCTGCCGGTGGTGGAGGGGATGGCCCGCTCCTCCACGACTGCGGTCGTCCCCTGGTCTGCCGGAGGGGATTCCGGCTTAGCCGACTCAGTCATAGTGACGAGCCTTCCTCCCGCTCCTGCGCGGGTGACGACATCAACTGACAGTCCCTGGGCGATGGACCGGACGATGCGCTGACCGCCCGGCCCGTTCTCCACCTCACCGGCCGCCCGGATGGACACGCCGATGACGGGGGCCAGGGACTTGATCCGGGACTTGATTTCGTCGATGAACTGGATGCGGGCGAACAGGCCCCTGCCATCGACGGCGTCTTCGTACCGGGCCCCGTCCACCAGGTATCCGGCAAGATCCTTCACGCTCCGTTCGGGGCGGTCGGTGTTCTCACCGTCTGTGGGGTGGTCGAGGTAGACGTGTGTGCCCGCAGGGAAGGCTGTGGGTCCATCCCGCTTCAGGACTTCTGCCGGGTAGTAGCCGGAGCTGCCCTGGACATCGGCCTCGATGATGCGGGTGCGCCAGACGCCTTTGCCGTTGTCCTGACCTGCGGACATCAGAGGGGAAGCCTCGGTCAGTACCGCAGACTCGATGAGTTCCGCAGTGGCCATCCGATCTCCCTATCACCCTGAGTAGTCGTATCGCTACACATCGTAGCGCCAGTTGACCTTGTTTTGCCTACTCACCGTGATCTGTAGTTACTCTTAGTTGCCGTCAGCGGGCTCCGTGTCCCCTTTGGAAACCGGATCCGGCTGCCGGGGAGCGGCAGGGGCTCCGGTAGTGGAAGGCCTTCCGCCGGGCCTGCTCCCCGCCTTCAGCGGATTGGTGACACCGGGTCCGGAATTTCCCGAAACCGAAGCGGGCGCGGGGGAGTTGCCGTCCGATCCGGGCGTGGCGACCGTGGTGGCACCGGGCCGCAGGATCAGGGGAAGATCCTCCGGCGCGGGCGGCTTGGAGGAGAAGTCGTCCCACTTGTCGTGCCACGCGTCCAGCACCATCGTCCTGGATTCCTCTGCGGTCAAAAGTCCCATCCGTACGGCCATGTCGATGGCCTGGAGACGCCGGTGGACCGGTTCCTCGGAGATTTCCGGCCACCGGAGACGGACCTTGATCCCCAGCATTTCGAAGATCCTCAGGTACGCCTCGTTCATCATGCGCTGGCGGGCCTGCATCACCAGGACCGTCGAGGTGTCCAGCGCCTCGGAGGTCGACTTGCTGCCGATCGTGGGGTCCTCGGTGAGCGCGGGCAGCGGTACGTCCAGTGCGGCGGCGATCATTGCGGCCAGAGGGCGCCCCGCGTCGAAGTCCACCGCCCGCGTGTTGCCGACGGCGGAGAGATCCTGTCCGGCCCCCAGTACGGCCGAGGCGCCCACCGCCAGCGGCTGGCCGGTGGCCGGGTCCATCCGGGGAGCCTGGGCGAGCTGAGAGGCCGTACGGCGCACCCCCTTGGACTTCTCGTTGGTCACCTTCCACGCGAACCTGGCGTACGCCTTGGTCAAGGTCGCACAGTTCTCCAGGTACTCCTTGTAGGCCTTGGTCCACCACACGGCGGGCAGCACATCCGGCACACCCCACCGCCATCCGGTCATCCGGTTGAAGGGGATATGCACCATGACCTTGGAATGGTCGGTGGGCTCGTTCCAGATCCGTCCCCGGTTCCCCAGGGCCCCGTTGCGGCGGCTGGCGGCGTTGAGGGTGAACGTGGGGTACCAGACCGAGCGCATGTTGAACTGCTGGTCCTCGTACGACAGCGCACGCGGCTCTCCGTCCGGGCCCAGCCATGCCCGGTTCGAGCGGCGCTCGGCCCTGGGACGGGTGAAGGGCTGGGCATCGACGTCCCCCATGGATGCGAAGTCCATGTCCCAGTCGTTCCAGGTGCGGCGGATGTAGAGCAGTTTCTCCTTGTTGCCGCGCTGGCTGACCCCGGCGCTGATCTCCTCGAAGGGGACCCGCTGGACGATCTTCTCCTTGCGGTCCACGAGGAAGAAGAGGTTGCCGTCGCAGGCGGCCGACATCTCGATCTCCATCTGGGCCAGCGTGCCGGTGAGCACATCGGTGATTCCGTCCGGCATGACCGGGTCGGTGTTCACCGTGCGGGGGCGCCCCGGCCCCTGGATGAACTCTTTGGCCACCACCGAGACACCGGAGCCCCAGATGTAGCCGGTGCGTACCTTCAGGCCGCGTTCGACCAGCGGGTTGATGGTGGCCACCGCCCGGCACAGCTCACTGGCCTTGTGCAGGGCGTCCAGGGTGAAGGAGTTGCCCTCACAGAATCCGGCCAGCGGGCGCCAGCCGATGTCCTCCATGGCGAGCTGGGCGCGGCCGAACTCACCAGCTTCACTGACCTCGTCGCCCACGAGGCCGACCAGCTCTTCGTTGCGGGTCTCCAGGGTGGAGACGAGCGCCTTGACCTCGGTCATGGACATCTCGTCCAGTGACTTACCGTTAACGTCCATAAACCCAGAGTAATGGAGTAATTACTCTGGGTTTATTGAGACTCACGGAGAGTTACTGAGCCGAGATCGCGCCGATCTGGCCCAGCACCACGATGAGGGTCATCATCGTGGTGGCGGTGGCCATGACCGTGTAGATCTTGACCTTGAGCCTGCTCATCTCCTCGGACATCTTCTCCGCGCTCTCGCGCGCCTCCTGCGCCTGGCGCCGGTCCTCCTGTGCACGCAGCGAGAGGGTGTTGACCTGGTGCATCAGCTCCGTGGTGCGGGTGTTGACCTGCTGCACCAGGCTGTAAATATCACGAATCGTGACGATTCCCTCGTCATTCACCGTCACTCCTGGCGGGCCGCGACTCCACCTCGACAATGTGCGAAGCGGGCACCGGGTCCGGCGCGGTGTTCCTGGGCGCGGGGTCATCGGAGGCCACGTGATCGTCGATGACATGGATGTCGTTGTGAGCGAAGGGCTCCTCGACCCGTTCGGACGCCAGGTCCACTCCCGCGCCCGCGTTCCCCGCACTTCCCTTGCCGATCGTGGTGAGAACGGAGATGAGCGCCGCCACCACGGAGACGGAGATCATCGCGTACCACGGCAGGCCGTGCAGCCGCATGGAGTCAATGTCAGCGATGGAGAACACCGCCAGTTGGGCCGCGAGCGCCTGCGCGAACGTAAGCACCGCGCGCTCCGCCGCCGTCATCCAAAAACGCTTGTCGGCCAGCAATGAGTCGGCCATCTTCTGCACCTCGTGTCTGTATCGGATCATGCGCGGCCGGATGCGCACCGCCCGTGATGCGAGTCTACGCAGAGTAAGTGAATGACTACAGATAGTCATTAAACCGGTCCCGGAGCACCCACTGTTAGGATCATGAGGCGATGTGGCGCCGGACCGCACCGCGACGGCGGTCAGTCGTAGTCGGCCTCTCATGTCCAGAGGAACTGCGATCTTCTGGCCGGGGCCGCCCAGTTGCCGCCCCGGCGGGACGTTCGACAGATCCGGCCCATCAGTACGGCGCGATGGACATCTCGGACAGATCCATCATGTCCTCCAGATCCTCCGAGACCGCCGAGGCCGTGTCGGAGACCGTCGTCCCCACCGGCAAGCCCTCGGCCACCGGCGCGGTCGCGTACGCCAGGGCGTCGGCGAAGTCCGGGGAACGGCCGTGGTCCTTGCGCATCTGCTCCTTGGAGATGATGAACAGCTTGCCCACGCGGAAGTCGTAGAAGACGATTCCCAGGTCGTCCCGGATCTGCTGGTCGTGGATCCCTCCCTCGATCCGCACCCGCCCGTTGACCATCTGCTGGCGGAGCTGGTCGAACCAGTACGCACGTGCATTGCCGTAGCCGTGCACCGAACCTCCGACGTCCACCGGCGGCGAGGCCGATCCGTGCATCTCGTACACGGAGAACCACGGTTCGGGGACCAGCACAGAACGCGCGTTCAGTGTGTCGACCACACCCGCGCCCAGTCCGACGGCGTCCACCCGGATTTCCACCCAGGACGCCTTCAGCCGGTTCTTCAGCTCCTCGGCGATCATCAGCACCTTGTGCGCGGAAGAGACGGTGTCCGTGCCCGACCAGGTGTCCTCCACCCGTGCCGTCACGCCCGCGTGGGACACCACCACATTCGCGTCGGTGCCGAAACGGGCGACGTCGACCCCCAGGCGGACCACTGGACCCACCGGCTGGGCGGGGACCTCGTCCATCGACGTGGCGATCAGCGCCGGGGGGAACAGTGAGGACTTGGACTGCTCGGGGAACCTGGCGAGCACCTTGGAGATGTAGCGCGGGTCGTCCTCACCCCAGTTCCGGCGGCGCTCCTCGGCCCATGCCGCCGAGACCAGTACCTCGTTCAGCAGCGGCGGCACCTCCTCGCCGGTGAAGTTCGGCGTCGAGGTGGCGGGCACCGAGATGCGGTTCCAGTCCCCGGCCGCCTTGGAGTCCAGGAAGGCCTTGCCGAATTCGGTGACCCGGTCGTCGGGGTTCCCGATGTAGAGCATCCGGCAGGAGTCGCCGGTGGTGATGGCCTCGATACCGGTCCAGATCTCCTCGGGCAGACCGCAGGCTTCGTCACCAATGGCTAGAACGTATTTTCGGTGAATTCCTTGAAAACCGTGACGGTCGCCGGTCGCGGGCTTGCGCCCGAAGGCCAGGATCTGACCGTCCGCCGTCTTCCACTCGTCACCCTGGGTGACGTAGCCAGCCATCGGAGTACCGCGCCGTTTGGCTGTGGCGTGATGCTTGCGGATCTCTTCCCACAGAATCTTGTTGACCTGGGCGTAGGTCGGAGCGCTGGAAACGGCGATGGCCTCTCCGAGGGGTTTGGTGGAGATCCACCAGCACACCAGCACAGAGGCGATCATCGAGTTGTGGGTGGGCACCATCGACGTTCCGCACAGGTACAGGTGGTCCGGCGCGTCGACCTCGATGCAGAACCCCGGTACCGCGTCCGGCTCCTCGGTGATCGAGACGATGGTCCGCTGCGTGTGCCGTGACG